TGTTGAGACAGGGCAATTAGTATTATTTCCGTCAAGCTTGACTCACATGGTTCAAACAGTAGAAACAGACGAAACAAGAATTAGTATCTCTTTTAATACGTTTTTGAAGGGATACATTGGTGATGATTTAGAACTTACTGGATTACATTTAGGAGATTAGGAATGTCTCATTACGCAAAAGTAGAAAATGGAATTGTTACCGAAGTAATCGTGGCTGACGCTTATTTTGTCACCACATTAAGCGGTCAATATATTCAGACTTCATATAACACACGCGGTGGCGTTCATTACTCTGCTGAAACTGGTGAGCCAGACGGTGGAATGCCTATGCGCGGTAATTATGCTGGTATTGGTTATGTTTACGATGCTGCCAATGACGTATTTTATCCCCCTCAGCCTTTCCCTAGCTGGACTATTTCTGCTCCTACTTGGACTTGGACTGCTCCTGTTGCAATGCCCACAGATGGCAAGATGTACACATGGGATGAAGCTAAGAAGCAGTGGGATGAAGTAGTAGTTCAGGCTTAATAAATCATGGAATGGGTAGTAGAAAATGATCCGCGTCTACCAAATTGGTTAAACACCCTTTTGAACTGGCCGCCTTTTCTGCTACCCACGTATGTGATATCTCCAGTAATTATGTTTACGTCTGGGTATATCTCAGCGGAAACAGGAAAATGGGTTTGGATAGATTTTACTAACCAATATCCTCAGATGTTCCGTAATGGAATGTTTTGTATTAGATTTATGCTGCCTTTTTGCATTTGTTTGCAAGTAAGGTGGTCTGCTGACGCAAGTCCGTCATACTTTCAAACTATAATTGGATGGAAGTTAAATGGACGTTTTGGTTTGTCGTTTAGATTTGAGGATGACCCGTCGGCTGCTGCTGGTGTTCTTCAAGTAAACACAGATCAGGCGTCTGGTTGGAACGAAGGTGGTAAATAGGGCAACCCGCTGGCCTTGATAGCGGATTTTTTAATGGAGATGAGACGTGGATAAAGTTACTCTTTCAATAGATTTGGTAAACGCAATGTTGGGTTGTTTAGGTAAGATGCCCTTCATTGAAGTGCAAGGAATTATCAACGCTGTGCAATTAGAAGCTAATGCTCAATTCACAGACGCCGTTTCAACAGATTCTATTGATGCTTTAACAACAGATTCAGTTGCTGCTCTTTCAACAGATCAAGTAGCAGCATTGAGTACAGAGCAAGTTTAATATGGCAAAGTCAAAGAAATGGATTCAAGAAGCTATTGAGCCATCTCACCGTGGGATGTTGAGAGAAGAGTTGGGCGTTCCTGAAGGGAAGAAGATTCCCGTCAAGAAGCTAAATAAGGCTGCGAAAGAGCCAGGCAAGATGGGGCAACGTGCTCGTCTTGCTAAGACTCTGCGCGGTTTCGACTGAAACATTTCACGGAATGACTTTATATGGATGCTCAGAGCCTGATAGATATAGCGGTAGGTATTGTTGGATCGTTTTTCGGTTGGGTTCTGAAAACCATTTGGGATGCCATTACTGATCTCAAAAATGATCTTAAAGAATTAGATCATCATATTGGCGAGAAGTATGTTCGTAAAGAAGATTTCAAAGACGCTCTAGCGGATATCAAGAATACTCTAGATCGTATCATTGATAAACTGGACGCCAAGGCAGACAAATAATGGATATTATTGATAAATTGTATGCTAGGGCAGACAAATAATGGATACCGTAGACCTATTGGTTAAAATCTGGCCGGTATTAGTAGGTTTTGTAACTTTAGTAATTGTTCTGGCCAAGATGGATGTACGCATTAACGTACTGGAAGAAAAGATCAAAACATTATTTGAGCTTTGGAACAAAAAATGAGCGCTAAAGAAATCTACCAGATGGAGTTAGATGATATTCAACAAAAGATGGTTGAGTTATCTAAACGTGCTGATGAAATCCGTAGCAAGATGGATGAGCTTACTTCAGACGTACCTATACAAATCTTTAATATGGTTCGTAACTGGGAAATAGTTCTTTAATGTCTAATGATAGGTCTTCCCATTTCTTTTTTCTGTACGGATTGGCGCTACTGATTGTAGTGACATTTCTGCTTACAGCGGGCATGACCTTATTTGGTTTAACAAAGGTAGATTCTGTTCTGGCTGGAACCTTAATGGGATATTTATCAGCCAAGTGTGAGCAGGTTGTTTCTTTCTACTTTGGTAGTTCTGATGGAAGTCAGCGCAAAGACGAGCTACTGCATCAATCAACACCCACAAGCAGCAAACCAGAAGTTAAACCTATAGATTGCGGAGAATGAGATGCAGTTAAGTGAGCACTTTTCGTATGACGAAATGACCCACTCTGACGTGGCGGTAAGACAAGGTTGGGATAACACTCCTACCGAAACAGAGTTAGCTAACCTAACACGCCTGTCGGCGTTTTTAGAGCAAGTTAAGGAAGTGTTAGGCGGTAAGCCGATAATGATTAATTCGGCGTATCGCTCTAAGCAGGTTAATGACTCTGTAGGATCAAAGGATACCTCGCAGCATCGTTTGGGATGTGCTGCTGACATCAGAGTACCCGGAATGACTCCTGATGAGGTCACAAAGGCTGTAATTGCTTCAGACTTACAGTTTGACCAAGTAATCAGAGAGTTTAATACATGGACGCATATCTCTGTGCCAAACCATGAAAATGATAAGCCTAGACGACAGGCTCTCATCATTGACCGCAGTGGTACACGCTACTATTCATAAATAAGAAGGCACTACGGTGCCTTTTTTAATAAGGGTTCACAATGAAACTGAACGAGGCGCAGACGAAGTTTGTTGAGGCATGGAACCGACTGGGATCTCCCACTTTAGTAGCAAAAGAGTTGGGGCTTTCAGTAAGGTATGTATATAACTTTAGAAAAGACTTAGAACACAAAGGGTTAAACCTTAAAACCTTCAATCCTCAAACCATTCCCGCTAAAGCACCCATAACAGTAAAAACGCATGAAGGACGGGTGGATTTAGAAGTTCTGAATGGAACGGTCATTGTCTTTTCTGACGCGCACTATTACCCAGATATGGTTTCAACGGCTCATTTAGGGTTGTTGTATATGATTAAAAAGCTAAAACCTGTTGCGATTATTAACAACGGGGATGCTTTTGATGGTGCGGGTATATCGCGTCATCCGCGCATTGGTTGGGATTCTAAGCCTACGGTGATAGATGAGCTAAGAGCGGTTACAGAACGGCTCTTAGAAGTGTCAGAAGTCGCCCCAAAGGGATGCAGGCTTATCTGGCCGTTAGGTAACCACGACTCGCGTTATGAAACCTTTTTGGCGTCTCAAGTTCCTCAGTTTCAGGGTGTAGATGGATTTCACCTAAAAGATCACTTCCCTGAGTGGAAGGCTTGTTGGTCTTGTTGGATTAATGACGAGGTTGTAGTGAAGCATCGTTGGAAAGGTGGTGCTCACGCAACTTGGAATAATACGATTAACGCCGGTAAGTCTATTGTGACGGGACATTTACACCAGTTAAAAATCACTCCGTTTTCTGACTATAACGGACGGCGTTATGGTGTCGATACAGGAACTTTGGCTGATCCTTATGGGCCACAATTTATTGACTATACTGAGGGTAATCCTGTGAACTGGTGCAGTGGATTTGCTGTATTTACGTTCAAAGACGGGAAGATGCTCAGCCCAGAACTCGTTCGCAAATGGGATGAAAATGTGATAGAGTTTAGGGGCGAACTAATTGAAGTGTAAAGAAAAATGACAATCGAAAGCTGGGTAATGACGTATAGCAGTTTGACTGATACGGTTCTCCAATATTTGGAGCGCTCCGATCAAGCGACTATTAACGCCATTCCGACCTTTATTACTCTATGTGAGTTTGAGGTTGCCCAACAGATTAAGACATTGGGCCAGCTTCAGGTAGCAGAAGGAACAATCAACGGTGGAAATAATGTTTTACAAAAGCCCGCTCGTTGGAGAAAAACAGTTTCACTTAATGTGACTGTTGACGGTGTAAAGCAGCCTGTTTTTGTCAGAAAGTATGAGTATTTATTGGAATATGCGCCGAATGCGACTGTGACGGGCTATCCGCAGTTTTATGCTGATTATGATTACGATCATTGGTTATTAGCACCCATACCGGATAAGGCGTATAACTTTGAAGTGTTGTATTACGAGCGCATACCTCCGCTGTCAACTGCAAACCAGACTAACTGGCTGACACAGAATGCGCCGAATGTGATGTTATTTGGGACGTTATTGCAGGCGCAGATGTTCTTGAAAGATGATCAGCGCATGATTTTCCAACAGAAATATGATCAAGCTATTCAGGCGTTGAAAACAGAAGATGTAACAAGAATCGCTGACCGCCAAGCTGTAGCTTTGGACTCCTAAACTATGACCTCTTATTTAAATCCATTCACAGGGGCAACGATTTCACCATCACAGGTGGGATACGAGTCATTAACGATTTCTGTAGACACACAACTTGATTGGCCTATCAATGGTAACAATATTCAAGTTGTAGCTAATATTGTTGAAGTTACCGCCACAACTAGCGGGTTAAACTTAAGAATGCCTGCTGCTACAGCAGTTTCTACTGGGCAAGCAACGATTATCCGAAACATCGGAAGCAATCCTTTTACGGTAACAGATATTGGCGGTAATACGATTGTTTCAATTTCTTCTGGAATATCTGAGTACATATATGTTACTAATAACTCGACAACCAACGGTACGTGGTCGATTGTAACTTTTGGTGCGGGTACTTCTGCGGCTAATGCTTCGCAGCTTGCTGGATATGGTTTAACCGCGATAGGAACGACCTTAAATCAGTCTTATAACTATTCAGCTACTTATAGCAACAGAACGCTTGGGGCGGCTGATAGGGCTTCATTCATTGTATGGGATGCCGGTGTAGGTACAATTACCTTGCCGCCTTCTTCTATCGGTAATAATTGGTTTGTAATGATCCGTAACAATGGCGTAGGTATTTTAAATATTGCCTGCCAAGGTACGGATATAGTAGACGGAAGTTCATCTATTCAACTACAGATTGCACAGTCAATTGTAATTGTATGTTCTGGAAATGGATTTAACTCTTTTGGATCAACATTACCTTCACAGTTTAACTTTACGATTCTATCTAAGCTCGTAACGGGTGGAACGGTAACATTGACTTCCGTTGAGGGTCAAAACGTCATTCAGGAATATTACGGTACATTAACTTCAAACTGTACGGTTATATTGCCGCCCACGGTGCAGTTGTATTCAGTACAAAACAACACAACTGGTGCGTTTACTCTGACATTTGGAACGGGTGCTATTGGCGCATCAACGATAACTGTTCCGCAGACTCTTGCTGAAATTATCATTTGTGATGGCACTAATTGTTATAACGCCACATCGGCGGCTGTTAGTTCATTACTAAGCCTTACGTTAGGAAATGGATCGGCTTTTGCGCCATCACTAAACTTTTCCGGTGATACCACAACTGGTTTATATTTACCTTTTTCTGGTGCGTTAGGTATTTCTGCAAGCGGCGGTAATGTTGCCACTTTCACGCCTACCGGCGTGTCAATCCCTGTAGGTATTGGCGGGGGTACGTTTTGACGGATAAAACGATATCGTTACAGATCAAGCCGGGTATCCAAAGAGATGGAACCTTGTTTGATGCGCCTACCTATGTAGATGGTCAGTGGGTACGCTTTCAGCGTGGTCGCCCCCGTAAAATAGGTGGATATAAAGGTATCTTCTTAAACGGATCAGGCGTGTCACGTGGTATGACCATGACATCCCAAAATGGTCTTAACTATGTTGTATCTGGATATAACAATGGTTTAGAACAATGGATCACCGACAATGACGATGGCGTTGGATCGGGTCCTTATAACTATTCATTATCTAACTTTACCGCGAACAATAATAATCTTTGGCAATTTGATATAGCTTATGACACGACAGGAACTACTCAAACCATCGTTGCTCACCCTGGGCAAAATCTTACTAATATTGATAGCACTGTTAGCACTCCTGTCTTATACGGTGCTTTTCCGGGGTCTGCGCTCTCTGCGGTCAAAGACACAGCAGGCGCCAGCCCGACGGGTAATACAATATCGGTATCCGGAGGATGTGTAGTTCTTCACCCCTATCTTTTTGTATATGGTGATCACGGCTTAATTCAGAAT